GCAGCAACACGCATACGTGTCTTCTGCTTAATCGCGTCAGTATCGAAATCATCGTCGAAGTCTGTGGTAGGAGCTTCACGATTGATGACTTCAAGCGCATGGTCAGCTTTCTCTGCAACCAAGAACCACGCAGAAGGCGAGTTGAGCCAGGGAATCTCAATATTTTTGTAATCTTCCGGCAGCAAGGAGTTGATGGTATTATCTCCTGTGTACGGCTTACCAGAAGAACCGAGAATCTCGCGCACCAAGAACCGAAGTTCAGGAGGCGTAATCAGATTCTTCCAGCGAAGCCGAATCGGGAAGCCCATGTTATCAACCATACGAGCAGCATGGTTGGTAGCAAGTTGAAGGCCGGCGACCGAGAAATCCACATCAACAGAGGGCCGATTTGGATACGTACCAGCCGCGCTGATAACACCAGCAAGACCAGGACCAATTGCCGTAGCCTGCGCACCACCAAGAAGACTATGCTGATTGTAGAACAATGGATTTCCATCAAATGTAGTAATAGACGATGTAAACCCACTATTAAACACGTTCCACGCAATCATCTCTTTGGTGAAAGCTGCACTACGTGCGAGAAGAGTTGGACCTTTCTTTCCAACAAGTCCGTACTTATCGTCGTCATACAGTTCCTTGGAAGTACGAATACCCAAAGAATATGTCAACGGTTGCACACGTTTAGAAGCACCTTGCTTCATCTCCGTGTATGAAGTGGAGGCATTCTCCGGTTTCTCCAACAGAATCGAGATGCCGGCCATCTCAAGTTCCTGCTCATACTCAGAATCCGAATCAACCTCGTGAAAGATTTTCGGATAATCTGAACTCTTGAGCTGACTATCGAGGCAATCGAAGTAAATCTTCCGAAGCCCCTTTTGCATCAGTTGCGGAAATTTTGCTCGTACTTGAGGCATAGATGATCTCCTTCGGTTAGGCTACTTGAACAGCCGCGGTGAGAAACACAAAATTGACAAGTGAGTTAAGACCAGGACCATTCGGAAGACCGACAATCTGCACACACGCAGAACCACCAGTCTTACCACCGTCCACGTACCAGGAACCATCACCAGAACTCTTAGTAAGTCCTACGATAGCACCAACGGTTGCTTGTGTAGTAGTCCAGTTTGCTGCCACCGTGCCGGTAGAGTTGTCGTACATCGCTTGAAACACGTTGTCTTGGTTCGGCTCAATGTACAGAGTACGGCCGTCAGAAACAGGCGTGCCAATTGCAATATTAACCGCGTTTGACTGGTTAGGCACGTTACCATAAGTCGCAATAGCATCGTATCCGGTAATTCCACCAAAAGGCGGAGTTGGCGCTCCCAGTCCTGCGCTAGCAAGGTTAAGGCCAAAAGATTCCGAAATTCCCAGAATCCCTGCCGATACTGTAGTTCCATCCCAGGCTTGTACAAAACCCGAACCATTCAACTGCACAGGCGTCCCACACAGAAAGGTCTGACTGGCTGCTTCCGGTTGAGCACTGGTAAACGGCGTCGTGTTCGCCTTATTCAGTGCTAGGATGATAGGCACATGAGTGGTAAGATTTGCCGCTGCCATATGCTCTCCTTCGTTCTTAATTCTGTTAAGTGACGCCTGCTACATCACAAGGTTATGGTTAAACTGCATCAGGTACATAAAGATCGCCGAACACTGGATTTGGCGGTTCCATGAGTTTGAAAGTGTTGTCCGTGAGATTTTCAGAAGCTCCGCGTACCGCTGGGAGTTTATGAGCACGGCCTAGTTGCTGTTGTGTGACTTCGTAACCTCTACGACGCTTGCCGTAGAGAATACGCTTATGAACACGTAGACAGACTACATCCACATATTCATAATGTCCATCTGATCCGAAAGGAAGAGGAATCTTGAAAGAGGGATGTACGTGCTCCTTCTTCAAATACTCGTACCCTTCTGCGAGCAGTTGGCCAATCCTACGACTATCCTTTGAAGCCCACACTACCTCGTACTCAGTATCCTTGAGCTTCATGTTCATATAATCAGGAACATCATGCTCTATTATAGGGATGTAGACGTTCGCTTTGTACGCATCCTGTTCCGTAAGATTCGCCCAATCAGGTTCTTTTGGCTGAGCAGCCTCCACTTTCGCGGCGTGCAACTTCTTCAAAGTCGCTGCTACTGCGGCCTCAAGATCAGAAGCAGCTACCGCTGCTAAAGCCGGTGCTACTGTTTTTGCTACGCTCTCATTAGACATAAGCAACACCATCCTCCTCTAGCATTCTTGCATACTCAGCAACAGAAATACCACATTGCCGAGCCGCACGAATTACTTCTGGATCAGCGGCGATACCAGCAATTCTTGATTCTTTTCCATCAGCCGCGCCGGTATTTCCAGCCGCGCCAGTTGCTGTGCTACCGCCACTACTAGAAGCAAAGCGAGTCTTCAACTTTCCTTCGACGATCTCTTTGGTGTGCTTACCAAGAACAGTGTGGTAGCAATTCTCAATGTTCGCTGAGTTTGTGCGGAAATCAACAGCCTGATTAGCGATAAGCGCATCCACTTCACGCTTGATATCGCCAGAGTAGTACTGAAACTTATCAGGATCACTATCAAATAATTCCTTGCGCACCTGCTCTGCGTGAATAGCCTTGATAGCCTGAGTTTGGCCTTGAGTAGCAAGTGAGATAGCTTCTCGTGTTTTACCCTCAAGCATCAAAGCTTCAATACGTTCCTCAAGCTCCTGCGCTGTCTCCACATTACTTTGCTGTTGCTGCTGCCGTATGACAGTCTCTTCACGCTTCTTCTGTGATGTAACCTGTTCCTGCACCAGACTGTTCAGGCCAGCAAGCATCTCAGTGATCTTCGGAAGTTGTGCCGCTGCATCAGCACCGGCTTTGATCTGATTCTGCAACGCATCAGGAAGAGTGAACTCCTCCTTGCCTTCCGTCGATTCTGCTTTTTGCCATGGAAATCTTGCCATTACAGTTCACCTCCTTCCTGCGATTTTTTCATTTCTACAACCTTCGCCTCTCGCTGCTCATCTGTATACTCAAGCTGCTTGAGAAGATTCGGAAGTTGCGCCATGGTTGAGAAACTTTTCAACTGCATCACATACATCGCAGCAAGAGTCTTAACCTCCTCCGCTGGTTTAGTAAAATCAATAGCTACAAAGCTATCAAATGCCTCCTGCCGCATCCTGCTGAGATAAGCCAGCACCGGCTGGAACTCCTCCCGCGCCCATAGCTCCTGTAGGAACTTGCGATGTGGGATTAGGTCTGCCACCTTGTTGATTTCCATTGCCTGCTCCTGCTCCTTGAATGCTCCGAAGAGCGGTTTCAATAATCTTGCTCACATCTGGTAAGATGGTATCAGGATTATCTTTGTTAAAGTTTCGCAGTAGCGTTTGCTGCACTGCACGTGTTGCAAGAAGTTGATCACAATAATACTGCATTAGCTCTGGGTTAATCCCAGGAGTTGTGATGGCTTGAATCATCTGAGCTTGGCTCATATAGTAACGATCAAGTCGATCACTGAGAAGAATATCGTTCTGACGCTCAAGTTCCTTATTCGCACTAGCACTGGAAGGACGAAGTTTCAATCCTAACGTACCTTCTTTGAACATCTCCAGAGCTTTACGAAGTTTATCAGCGTCATTACCGTACTTGCGCAGCTTATCACCAATGCCAAAGTTAGAATACATCGTCAGAAACTTCAACCCCAGTTTAACGTGCGCCGAACGCATATCAGCAGTGCGGAGATTGTTTCTGTTATTCTGCTGTGCCATAACCATTGATGTACCAGCGGCGCTGTAAATACCACGTTTCGGATTTACAATGCCACCACCTGTACCACCAGAGGCAGGATCAACTCCTGTACGCTCCTTGGCAATGGCCATGTGAAATTGGTCAGGGCCGTTGTCATATCCTACGTCCACACCAGCCTTGATATATTCAATCTCATTTTGTCTGGCGGGCAAACACACGCCAGGAAAAATATCAAGCATCGAACTGAGCTTTGCTTCTGGGTCAGCGCGCCATACTCCGAGCATCGCCATGTTACGATTGTTGGTACGCCAGTTGTTATTGTTCGATAATTCCTTTTGTACCATGTGAATCATCTCAGCAAAACCTGTGCCAAGATAAGACTCATCATCATAAGCTAATTTCATGTCCTGATATGGTAGCATATTTTTTGGATAGTTATTGAAGGCTATCCATAGAATCTTCTCATCCCGCATATGGTATTTTGCTTGGAAAGAATACTCCTTCCCCTGCAGCACGAACTTGAACCACAGATTATATATATACCACCGAGCAGCACCTGTATCACAACCCGAATCGCTGATGGAAAATTGATCGTTTATCTCCTGCTCCATCTCAGTCGATTGCACGGCGTCAGGATTAGCTAAAAGTCTAGTCAAATCCTCCTGTTTATAATACGGGCTCTTTGAGCGAAGATCAGCAACACCCCACATATCTAATGATTCAATATGACCCATCAGTTTCATATCTTCAAGTTTTGTGACAGAAGGATCAAAAACGAAACGGTTCAACGGTATGATCTTAGGGCAAGGACCATCCTTCTTCGTGAAAGGCCGATCCTCTGATATAACAGGATCATCATCTTCCATACCACCGCTCTGATACACACGCTCAATCCCACGTTCAAACTCATATGGCGTATAAATAATACCTGTACCGTACTTAATAGCGGAATGATTTGCAGATTGAGCAACCCTGTACAAATCAAGCTCATCAGGATCATACGCCATGTCCACGAGAAAGTTTTGTATGATCTGCTTCAGTTCTTCAGAATCTTTTGTCGGCAGTTCTGCACTCGTAGTGGCTGTCCACAGCGGATCATACATCCAGATACCACCCATGACACGTGACAAAAGTTCATCGCAAGCAGTACCAATAACAGGAATTACCAAATTTGCAGCGCCGGGCCAGGGCCAGTTTGCTTCTGTGTTCTTCGGGCGAGCCTTGTACAATCGCACATACTCAGGCAGCTTCTCTGTGCGAAAAGCATGGAGACGCCGATCAAGGTGCTTGACCTTATCCTTGATAAAATCACACAATTCCTTGTAATTATCAGGACCGATCAACTTTTCGGTAACTTCAGTAGGTGGCTGGTACGGCATCGTATCCTTACTTCTGCACAGGTACTTCTGTAGTTGTGATTTTGCCAGCAGACGTAGTAACAACTGGCACAGGCTGTGGTATTGAGGCTGCGTAGCTTTTGAAATCTGAAATCAAAATACTCAGAAACTTATACAACGTATTATACCACTGATTACCATTTGGTGCAGGTAAGGCCTGCACCAAAGCTGAGGCAATTGTGTAACAGACGTAAAAGGTAGCGAGTTGCTGAATTGTAAAGTGCATCGTGCCTCCTACTCAGGGCAATTCTTACTTGTTGCGGCGTTATAACCGTCACGCCAGGCTTGAAGTTTTGCTACCTCAATTTCACCAGCACTGAGGCGAGTAAGTACATTACCAATCTCACCGTCATGCTTTGCTAAGTGGCCGTCGTGATCCTTAATCTTTCCGTACATCATACCAGCAATAAAAATCGCCGTGATGAGACTTACGATAGTTGGTCCCCAGGCTGCCCAATCCATGCTTTCTCCTATGCCGCGGCTGCGGCTAATCTACGTGCAAACTGTGCGCGTTGTTGCGCCATGAAGTCATTGACTTTTTCTACTGAGCGAGTGTCAAACTTCCAAACCTGAGGACCGTATGAGAGAACATCAAGAAGATCAATCAATCCTTTACGCTGTCCGTATTGTTCCGCTTCTTCCTTAAACTCCACACAGTTGTTTGTGTCAAGCCACAACTCGTGAGCTTCGATAGAAGGTATGAAGTTCTCAATACGTTCCGCCTTTGCGCCAGCGTTTTGCGGAGTTTTAAGAGGGAGGAACTGGATTCCTGCAATCTCAGGACGAGTAGACTTGTAATCTTCTACAAACTGATTCAAGTGGTACAGAAGATATTTTTGTGCGCCCACTGCTTCGACGTAGACGACGCGTAGTTTCCACTTCACGGCCATGAAGAAGACCATCTTTACAAATTCTTTAATGTCTACTGCTTTCGCCCATTGGTCTAGCAAGTAGATACGACGCGGCTCCCTACTAATACCTGTTACTGCAATAGCATGACGGCAACGACCATCCTTGCCTGCTTCTTG